TGTAATTCCCAATTTATTTGAGGTAGTCCATTGAGGTATAATTCTTGCGTTGTCTAAGTCTAATGTAGCATTTTCTAAAACACTAACATCAACAGCATATTTTTCTGGATTTGGAACTTTCTTTAATTTAAATCTCTTTATTTTAGGTGAAGTAATATCACATAATTTATCTTCGCCTCTATCGCCTCTTGGTCCAAAATTACCAGTGGCACCTTTCATACCAGGTTTTTCAATTCTATAATAATATCCAGTTATGGTGTAGGTTGCTAATGCACAATTTAATACTATAAGCATAACAAAAACGGGATAGAAATCATTGAATAAATTATTATTTATCATACCAATGAAATATCCTTTAAGATTAACTAAAAGAAAAAGTAGGGCAAATGTTAATAATATGCCTGTAACAAATGGTATTCTCCAACTAATAAATTTCTGTATTTTTTTAGATTCATCATCCATATTAGGTATCTAATATAAACCCACAAAAAAAATATAATTATGAAAGACTCTCTAGAGATTTAGGTTTTTGAACAAAACTGCTGTACATAAATTTGGAAAAGTAATTTTCCATATATTTATCTACTTTTTGATAATTCATAGCAATCATTTGACAACCAGTATCAAAGAAATTATTTGGATTATAATTGTTTGTAAAAAATACAGCATCGTCAGGAACAATTAATGCTAAATTTTCTCGCATTTGAACTCTAACATCGTCCATATTTAATTTAATTGTATTATAATCACGGACTTCATCAACTAATGTTTTATACGATAACTTATGAAAATCATCGCGTTCCCAAGAGAAATTAACAATTTCTTCTAATTTACTATTTTGATATCCATTACTTGTCATAATAACTACTTTACCCATCAATTCACGCATAGGTGTATTTAAAATATCGCCTCTACCATAACTAAATTTACTTGGTAATAACCTATTTTTGAAATATTTAAATAGACTCTCCTGAATTCTGTTATGACATTTGAAGTTGTTATTTGTTTTTAAATTGAGGAGTAGGATAAAAGGGTCATCATAGTTATTTACATAACCACTTGTGAATGCACTTTTAATTATAGTCTGACATACACTATCAAAACTTAAACTATTTAGTGTTAAACGCCAATTTCCCTTTTCAAATCCAGAAGAAACTACTGGATAGGCATCATCAGATAATGAATCATTGAATATATCTAAATATACTGCTCTAACACCCATTTTAATTGTTTTTAAAAGAATTGAATTAGAACAGTATTCAAATAATTGATTTTTTCCTAAATATGGTCTATGAGCGGTAGCTACATAGAAATTTTTAAATTGTTTGTCTAATCTACCTTCCTGATATAAATATCTATAATCAATAGCTAATCGCTTTGAATATTTTTCTAATTCAAGTAATGTTGATGTTATTCTATAGTTCTCAGACATTATATAGGCAAAATTAACAAGTAAATATACTAGAAGTAATATCCCAAGAAGACCACCTGTGCTTAAATTATCATATACCTTATTTTTTACGTTATTAATTTTATCCATAGCACTAGTGCTTGTACTAGCAGTTGTTTTAGTAGCAACTTTATTTACACTTGCTATAGTATTACTAGCTTTGGAAATAGTATTAGTGTTACTCATTTAATAATAACCAATTTTTTTTTTTATTAATTAATTTATTAATTATTCAATAATTTATTAAATATTAATTAATTCTAATTCTAATTCTAATTACTATGAACCATCTTCCCTGTTTTTTTTAGTAAGATTACTGGAAGAAAAAATGTTGAAGTGATATACATATTTGTTAATGATTTTTGTGAGATTAATTGTTTTTATATTTGATTTAGACACTACTAAATTAAATGTAGTGGGCCATTTTGTATATTAACATTTTTCTAATTCCATAATTCCTAAATTAAACGTTTTTAATGTTTCTCTTAAAGATTTGTTAAAGCGTTTCAGTATTTTAGTGACAAATAATAATAAAGTATTTGGTTTTCTTAATGTATATTTAATTTAATCATCACTTATTGACCTACCTCTAAATTATATGCAGGAATCAGAATTTAATAATTCCGCCAGAATTTTTTATTTTAATATTTTTCAATTCATTGAAACTCATTATTAATTTTAGCATAGAAATTTAACTTAAGACCACGTAATTTATTTTTTTTTTCAGAATCTAAAATTATTTTGTTAGCTATATAATACGTAAAAATGACATCAGAAGTTACAAAAGAAGAATTATTGACCGAACGTGAAAATCGTTTTGTATTGTTTCCAATTGATTATCCACTAATTTTTGAAAAATATAAACAGGCAGTAGCCAGTTTTTGGACTGTAGAAGAAGTAGATTTATCAAAAGATATTAATGATTGGGAATCCTTAACAGATAATGAAAGACATTTTATTGAACATGTATTAGCATTTTTTGCAGGTAGTGATGGTATAGTAACTGAAAATTTAGCACAGAGATTTATGAATGATATTCAGATTCAAGAAGCAAAATGCTTCTATGGATTTCAGATTGCTATGGAGAATATTCATAGTGAAATGTATAGTCTCCTTATTGATACATACATCAAAGATTCCTCTAGAAAAGATGAATTATTTAATGCAATTGATAGAATACCTTGTATTGGAAAGAAGGCAGATTGGGCATTAAAATATATTGAATCAGATCAGGCAACTTTTCAAGAGAGACTAGTTGCGTTTGCAGCAGTAGAAGGTATTTTCTTTAGTGGAAGTTTCTGTGCTATTTTCTGGTTGAAAAAGAGAGGACTTATGCCAGGACTTACATTTAGTAATGAACTTATTAGTAGAGATGAAGGACTTCATACTGAGTTTGCTACTGTAATCTATAGTATGCTTTCACAGAAATTAGAACCTGATAGATTAAGACAGATAATCACAGATGCTGTTGAAATAGAAAAAGAATTTATAACTGAAAGTATTCCTTGTAGATTAATTGGTATGAATGCTGATTTAATGAAACAATATATTGAATTTGTAGCAGACCGTCTCCTTGTTCAATTAGGAAATGAAAAACACTATCATTCTGAAAATCCATTTGCTTTTATGGAAATGATTTCTATGGAAGGAAAAACTAACTTTTTCGAAAAGCGTGTAGCTGAGTATTCAAAATCAAATGTTTCTGGTTCTGGAGCAACTACCGAACAAGCAGAACTTTCATTTGATAATGAAGATTTCTAGAATATAGATAATTCAATCTAGTAATTTTTTATTTCTCGTCAATTTCAAATTCAAAATTGAATCTCTATAATTGTTCCGGTTGATATCAAAACCAACTCTTACACCAAAACAAAGCAATGGCACTTCAAAACTTCCCAGTTCGAGCTATGACTCGCACGCGTCAAGAAACTACTCTAGGAGATATTTTTGAACTAGATAGTAGCGATGAACCAAAATATTTTAATTCGAGAACTAGGAGACAGAATGGAATGAAGTATCGTATTCCTGAACACCAACGTCATCCACAATGGAAGGAAGACCAGAAGAACCTTCTTATTGATACTATTTTTAGGAACTATCCTATGAGTGGAATTACTGTATCGCAACATATTGAAGATAATGAAATGTACTTTGATCTAGAGGATGGACAAACACGACTCTCTGTTCTCCAAGAATTTTATATGAACGAATTTCCATTTACGTTTGATGGATATACAAAAGAATTTCAGGAGCTCCCATCAGCAATTCAGCGTAAGTTTGAAAATTATAAAATTACTATTGAAATTCTTTCAGATCTCGATGAAGAGACTCATGATATTAGCGAAGCATTTGACCGTCTTCAGAATGGTAGTCCTTTGAGTGATAAAGACCTTTACTGGAACCGTAAAGACCAATATCCTCTTGTAAGTAAAGCTATTAATATTATCAATGAGCAATATTGGTCAAGTGGTCATATGAATACTGCTAATGGTATTACAGATAAAAATCGTGGGCAACTACCACATGTCGTAACTCTAATTTATGCTATTATTAATTATCACGGAATGGTAGCACAAGAACCACAAGTAACAAAGAGAAAAACTTTTACAAAGTCTTTTCGTTCTCAAGCTCAAAAACTTAAACACGAAATTTCTGAAGTTGATAATGCACGCATTCAAAAGTTTCTGACCTATCTTAATGAAATAATCAGTGACGTTTATGAAACACTTCCTCGTTTTGATGGAGAAAAGGTGAATATCTGGGGTGATCTTGGAAAACAAACGGGCATGATTCTTCGTGAATGGTTGGATAATGAAAACGCAGATGAAGCAGTTATGGAAGCAAATGGGGAGAAATGGGTAGAAATGATTAATTTGGAGCGTATGAGTGGAGACCTAATGTATAGGGGACTAAGGACTATGTGGAATGGTATGACCAGCGCAGCAAAGCAGAATACTTCTGATGCTAGTATCGGTGCTCGACTTCAGAGAGTAAATGAATTCTTTGCTAATCGAGAAGAAACCGCAGCAAAAAACGCAATTATCTATAATCAAAACGTTGATGATGTTGAAGGTGAAGAAGAATTTGAAACAGATTCTGAGTAAAAAATAAATAAAATTAAATAGATTTATTAAGCGATTTTTTTTTAATATAACCGTCAAGTCTTCTTAGAAGGGTTTTTCTATCTATCTTTTTTCCCTTATTTTTACCACGTTTATATTTCAAAGAAACACGTTTTTCACGAGCATATTCCATTAATTGCTTACTTGGAAATTTTTTAAACGTATAATTAACACTACAAGGAACTGTTCCTTTTCTAGATTTTTTTCCTCTTAATACACTTTTATAGCATATTCCATATGGATTAAATCCCTTTTCACGAACTTTCATTAGACAACTACAATATCTACGCTCTTTTAACGAAAGATTACCACCTGATTCCATATCTAATATAATTAATATAAAAAAAAAATTTATTATTTAAAATTTTTCTCCTCGTATTCCAGATAACTCTTTTAACTCTACTGATAATTTGCCTTTATCTCCCTTAGCAGCATCTTTAAGATTTTTCTCTCTATCTAAATTTTTAGTGCATTTTTCATTAGTGCAAACTAAACCTTGAGGACATTCATCTGTTTTCTTACAAACTTTACCTTCTCCTTTAAATTTAGGTTCTTCACAGGTTCCAGCTATATATTTACCTTGTAATGGTTTAATACATTTAGTTTTTTTACCAATACATTCAGCAGTGTTTCTACATTTTTCACCAACTTTTTTTGTTCTTCTTTGAAGTTTTAATGGAAGGTGGTGTGGAGTGCATCCTATTTTAGCATTTCTTTTAACGAAAATACCATTATGACTTTCATTATAATTTAATAAAGACCCAATTTTATGATATGCTTTTATACTTCCTGCATCATCTTTTCTCAATTGGTCAATATATTGTTGCACTAATGTGTCATATTCTATTATATCTTTACATGGCCGTTTATATTCGGTAGTATAAGAACCAGGCAATTCCATAACACCTCCAAATTCAACGTCTATTTCAGTAATTCCAGCAAGTGTTAAAAAATCAATAGGTTTTTCACTCGTTCCTTTTTTACT